GAAAAGAGAGAGGAGAGGGAAACGCAGTGTGCGAGTAGGAATGGAATAAGCAGAACCTAATATAGAACTGGAAGTTATATGGCAAGCACCGGAGGTGTCAAAATTGGCTCATCGTATGATGAAGCCAGAACGCGCAAAATAAACGCGGAAGCAGAAATAGCTGAAATGGAATTAGCCAAGGTTAGGAACCAACTGGTCATCGTTGAAGACGTTGTTAAGGCTTGGACTGATACGCTGGCTAATCTCAAAGCAAAGCTGACGAACATCCCTAGCAAGGCCGCACCAATCGTGGCTAGTGAATCTGACGCTGGCGTGATACAAGCTATGCTCGCAGACCTAATGAATGAAGCACTAGAAGAACTATCAAACTATGACCCAAAAATTTCAGCGTCGAGGACTAGCAAATCTAAAGGCTCATCTGAAGGAAGCAATGAAGGCACTGAAGCCACCGCCGCGCCTAAGCGTAAGCGAGTGGGCAGACCTTCAAAGACGACTCGACTCGCAGACTAGCGCAGAAGCAGGGATCTGGCGAACGTCTCGCGCAGAATACCAGCGCGGGATCATGGACGCTTGTTCTGACCCTAAAGTAAAAGAAGTCGTTGTCATGGCTGGGGCGCAGCTAGGTAAGTCAGAAGCCCTACTAAATATCATTGGCTTTCACATCGATCACGATCCTTGTCCCATCCTGATGCTTCAACCGACTGAATCAATGGCTCAGGCATTTAGTAAAGACCGAATTGCTAACGGTCTGCTTCGAGCTACGCCGTGTCTTCAGGGTAAGGTCAAAGATCCAAGGGCTAGGGATTCAGGAAACACAACGCTTCACAAGATCTTTCCGTCAGGCAGTCTTTCTTTGGTTGGTGCTAATAGCCCTGCTGGGCTTGCATCACGTCCAATCAGAATACTTTTAGCAGATGAGGTTGATAGATTCCCAGCGTCAGCAGGATCAGAAGGTGATCCGGTCAATCTAGGGAAGAAGCGAACGTCTACATTCTGGAACCGAAAGATCATCATGGTATCCACGCCAACGATCAAGGGAATTTCTAGGATTGAAAATGCTTATGAAGATTCTGATCAGCGTGAATACTATGTGCCTTGCAAGCATTGTGATCATGAGCAGACATTGAAATGGGCAAGCGTTAGGTGGGCTGACGAAGATCCTGACACGGCTCAATACCTTTGCGACGAATGCGGAACGCTTTGGTCTGATGCCGATAGAAGATGGTCTATCAGAAACGGTAGATGGTCTGCTGGTGAAGACTTCAAAGGCATCGCAGGATTCAGGATATCAGGATTGTATTCACCTTGGACACCACTAGCTGACGGTGTGCGTGAGTTCCTAACGGTTAAGAAAAACCCCGAACAACTAAAGGTCTGGACGAATACCTACTTGGGCGAGGTCTGGGAGGATGAAGGTGAAAGCGTCGATGAGTTGAATTTAATAGAAAGAAAAGAACACTTTAACAAAGTACCTGAAGAAGTGATTCTGATCGTCGCTGGCGTAGACGTTCAAGACGATAGATTAGAGATCAGCTTTTTAGGGATTGGTAAGGACGAAGAATCATGGGTAATTAGTCATGAGATTATGTATGGCGATCCTTCTACTCCGCAGCTCTGGACTGCGCTTGATTCACAAATATCTCGTACATTCGAAACCGAAGATGGGCGTGAAATTGCTGTCAGGGCTACAGCTATCGACTCAGGCGGTCACTTTACCAACACGGTTTACCAGTACGCCAATAAAAACTTTGGTCGCAGAGTCTTTGCCATCAAAGGTGTAGGAGGTGAAGGTAGGCCGATTGCTGGCAAGCCTTCAAGAAATAACACGGTCAAATGCCGATTGTTTCCGGTCGGCGTAGATACTGCTAAAGACTTAATTTTCGCAAGGCTTAGAATTCAAGAAGAAGGTGCTGGCTATGTGCATTTTTCTGATACATTAAACGATGAATACTTCAGACAGCTAACGGCTGAGAAGATCGTGACCAAATTTGTTAGAGGTTACAAGAAGCGTGTTTTTCAGCAAATTCGTCCGAGGAATGAAGCACTCGATACGATGGTGTACAGTTGGGCCGCATATAGTATAATCAATGCGAATGTCAATAGCATTGCTGAACGGATTCAGGCAAAATCAGCAGAACCTAAGAAGGTTGAGCAGCCTGAACCAGATGAGCCGATAAGAAGGCGACCAGTTCAACGTAGGCCAAGACAAAACTACACCAACGCATGGCGATAAAATGGCAAACCTTTTTGATCGTGAGAATTACCCGCAACAAGAACCTGAAACGCTTGTCGTCGGTGATAGATGGGTCTGGAAAAGACCTGATCTAGTTACCGACTATCCTACCGACCAGTACGCTTTAACGTATGAATTTCATTGTGATTCAGGCGGCGGTGGTAGTCATAAGTTCACGATAACGGCAACAGAAACGACTGATGCCTATATTGTTGAAGTCGATTCATCTACCACGGCGAATTATAACGCGCATCAATATAAGTGGTATGCGTACATCACAAGAAGTTCTGATTCTGAACGTGTCGCAGTGGATAGCGGCATTTCTACGCTGGTTGTTAATTACGCAGACAGCAACGCTGATCTCAGAACCCATGCGAAGAAAGTCCTAGACGCGGTTCAGGCCGTGATTGAAAACAGGGCAACAATAGATCAAAGTTCATTCAGTATCGCTGGCAGAAGCCTTTCAAGGATGTCTGTCGATGAGTTATTCACCGTTCGGGATCGGTATCGCGCAGAATATAATGAAGAAATCAAGAAAGCCCGAATACGAAACAAGAAGCCTAGCGGCAATTTAATCGGAGTTAGATTCTGATGGCTTGGAATCCGTTTAGGAAAAAAGAAGTTCGCAAACAAATTAAACTTCAAAGATCGTTTAAAGGCGCACAAGGTGGTCGGCTGTTCGCTGATTTCTTTAGTTCTTCAGCCAGTGCTGATCAGGAATTAAAGCAAGCCCTCGTCACTTTAAGAAACAGAAGCAGGGAGCTATCCCGAAACGATGCTTACGTTGCTAGGTATCTCAATCTTCTGAACTCTAACGTGGTTGGTCATAACGGCATCAGGGTTAATGCTAAGTCCCGTGATTCTGACGGAAGCCTTGATGCAGTAGCCAACACGACTATCGAACAGGCGTGGCGCAAGTGGGCTAAGAAGGGCAACTGTACCGTTGATGGGCAGATGTCTTTGATCGACTGCCAAAGGTTGTTTATCGAAGCGTTAGCCCGTGACGGTGAGGTTTTAATTCGTCAGATCACAGATCCTGTCAGTGAGTTTGGTTACAAGATCGAGTTTTTAGAAGCCGATCACCTTAACGAAACCAAGAACGAAATCTACACCAATGGCAATAGAATCATTATGGGGGTCGAGATTGATGATAAGCGCAAGCCTATCGCGTATCACCTTTATAAGAATCATCCTAACGACTTAGGATTAAACCAGAACAACGAAACGATTCGCGTTCCAGCAGAAGAAATCATTCATGCTTTTGTCCGTCAGCGTCCAGAACAGACGCGAGGCTATCCGTTCGTCTCTGCCGTGATGGGTAATATCAAAATGTTGAACGGCTATTACGAAGCTGAAATCACTGCTGCTAGGGTATCAAGTGCGAAGATGGGATTCTTCACAAGCCCAGCCGGTGATGGTTACGTTGGCGATGATATGCAAGACGAATATACACCCATCATGTCAGCAGAACCGGCGACATTTGAGCAGCTACCCGCAGGGATGGACTTCAAAGCCTTTGATCCAGCACATCCTACGACAGCTTTTGAAAGTTTTTCAACGGCTATTCTGAGAAGCATTGCATCAGGTTTGAACATCAGCTATCACAGTCTTTCAAATGATTTGTCCAGCGTGAACTACTCTTCGCTAAGGGCTGGCAGCTTAGAAGATCGTGATCAGTATAGGGTGCTTCAGAAGTTCATGATTGAACACTTCATTGAGCCAGTATTTAGAAGTTGGCTGAAGAACGCGATGACTAGAACTATTAATCTTCCCATTCAGAAATATGACAAGTTCGCTGATGGCGTGAACTACATCCCAAGGTCTTGGGGATGGGTTGATCCGCAGAAAGAAATGATGGCGAACATTCAAGGACTCCAGAACGGCATTGTGACGTATCAGGACATCGAATCTAATTATGGCCGTGATGTCGAAGAACTATTTGAACAGCATGAACGTGAAGACAAACTTGCGGCCCAGTATGGCGTTAAAACAGCATTCCAGCCGTTCGGAATGAAGATGCCTGTTGATGCAGACATTCAAGGAAGTGACGATGCCAACGCCGACTAAAGGCATGAAGGAAGATGCCCAGCGCGGTCTTGATTGGCGGCGTGAGTTCGGTCGTGGTGGCACTGAGGTTGGTATTGCTCGCGCTAGGGATATCGTCAACGGGAAAAACTTGTCAGATTCGACAGTGAAAAGGATGTATTCATTCTTTGCACGTCATGAAGTAGACAAGAAAGGCAAAGGATTTAACCAAGGCGAAGAAGGCTATCCGTCAAACGGAAGGATTGCGTGGGCGCTTTGGGGTGGTGACGCTGGATTTAGCTGGTCAAAAAGACTGGTTGAGCAAATGAAAGATGATGATAGATCATCGGATTTAGTTGACAATAGTGATATTATTGACATCACTGACGAGGTGAAAGATATGGAAAGGCACGTTGTAAACGTAGAAGAAACAGAAGACTCTTTCATAATCGAATTGGCTAAGGCTGAGATGGTTGAAGAAGAAGTTGAAGAAGTAGAAGAAGTTCAGGCCGAAGACGCAGAATATGAAGCGATGGCTCAAGACATTGAGCGCAATACAAACCCTTCTGAAATCGTCTACAGGACTATTGATCTTTCACGCGGATCAATTGATGAAGAAAAAAGAATTGTTCGGATTGGGGTTTCAAGCGAGAACCCAGTTGAACGAGATTTTGGCTTAGAGGTTTTAAGTCATAAGAAAGAAGACATAGACATGGAGTTTATGGCTTCGGGTCGCGCACCCTTGCTGAACAACCATAAGATGGATGAGCAGATAGGTGTGGTGCGATCATTTTACCTTGACGAGACACAGCGGCGCACCGTTGCGTTGGTTGAATTTGGCAATTCAGCCTTGGCTCAAGAGGTTTTTGAAGACGTGAAATCCGGTATTAAACAGAATATTTCTGTCGGGTATAGCGTTAAAAAGTTGGTTCGCGCCAAAGACGACGAAGGCAAGGAGTATTACAGGGCTAGTTGGACACCGATGGAAGCATCGATTGTTTCAATTCCTGCTGATGCGTCTAAATTTGTCGGAGTTGGACGATCCGCAGAAAAAACTCTAAACACTAATAAGGTGGAAACAATGACTGAAGAAACTCAAGTCGATGTACGCCAAGTCAGTGAGTCAGCCAAGGCAGAAGCATTAGCATCTGTTGGTGAAATCATTGCATTGGGTAAGCATCATGATCAGCGCGATTTAGCAGAAAAAGCTATTGAGCGTGGTGTAAGCGTTGAACAATTCCGTGGCGAACTTCTCGAAGCCGTCCGAAATGATCGACCATTAGAAACCCCTGCTGCTGTTGTTGACGTGGCGAAAAGTGAACAGCGTGAGTATAGCTTGATTCGAGCTATCAAAGCTGCTTCATCTGGTGACTGGCGTGAAGCTGGCTATGAGCGTGAAATCTCAGACGAGATTGCACATCGTTCCAACAAAGAAGCTCGTGGCTTCTATCTTCCTGCTAACATCAACTGGGGCCAACGTGATCAAACTGCTGGCACTAACTCTGCTGGTGGGTTCTTGGTCGGTACTGACCATTTAGCAGATCAGTTTATCGAAGCATTGTATGCTCGATTGACCATCACTTCTTTGGGTGCTCGCGTAATGCAGGGTCTGAAGGGCGATGTTGCTATTCCTAAGTTGTCTGCTTCTGTAACGAACTCAGCATTCGTTGCTGAAGGTTCAGCACCCAGCGAAGGCGCAGCTACGTTCGCACAAGTGACAATGTCCCCTAAGACGCTGGCAGCTTATGTCGATGTGTCTAGAAGGCTCATCCAGCAGTCAGATCCGTCTGTTGAACAGGTTCTTCGTAACGACATCATCAACACTTTCGCACGAAAGATAGATGACGTAGCTATCGAAGGCGGCGCTTCAAATGCACCTTCTGGCATCATTGCAAATGGTTCTACCAATGTTGTAGCAATGGGAACCAACGGTGCAGCGATCACCTACGCTAAAGTAGTTGAGTTGATGAAGGCTGTCGAAGAAGACAATGCCATGATCAACAGCTCTGCTTTCTTGACTAACCCCAAGGTCATTGCGGCTTTGAGAACTGTGAGCAAGCAGTCTGGTGGCGCTGAAGGCAACTTCATCATGGACCCCAACGGAAGTATCTTGGGAACTAACGTAGCTTCAAGCACTTTAGTACCTTCTGATCTTTCCAAAGGAACCGGATCAAACTTGTCAGCAATGCTCTATGGCGACTTCAGCCAGATCATGCTTGGCTTCTGGTCAGGTGTCGATGTTGTAGTCGATCAAAGCAGCTTGTCTACTTCTGGCGGTACGCGACTCGCGTTCTTCCAAGACTTAGACGTAGCGTTGAGATACCCCGAATCTTTCGCGGTAATCAAAGACATCGTTGCAAGCTAATAGGAAAGGGGGGTTTCGGCCCCCCAATCTTATGGGAGTTATTATGGAATTAGTTATAAAAATGCCTTGTCACGTTCACGGTGTTCCTAGATCGGTGGGTGACGTGGTTTTAGTATCTTCAGCGGAAGCCCGACAGTTCATCAGTTCTGGTCATGCCGCTGAATTTAAAGTAGAAGCAAAGCCTTTGAAGAAGAAGGCAGTTGAGAAAGTATCGAAGCGATGAGTTTAGAGTTCGATGCCGACTTCGATGGATACTTTGACGTGCTAGGTCATGGCGTGTCTTGTACCTTTACGCCTTCAGGTGGGTCAGCAGCGACAGTTAAGGTCATATTAGACCAAGAATATTTTGCCGTTTCAGGTGAATCGGTTGACGTTCAATCAAGTCAGCCGGTCGTATATGGAAAGGCTAAGGATTTACGGAACGCAGTCTTCGGTGATGCTTTAGCATTTGCAGCTATCACTGATCTTGACGGGAATACAATTAAGAACGCAACCAACTACAAGGTGGTCAGCGTACAGCCAGATCATACCGGCGTGGTTGCGTTGGTATTGGAAGAACAATAATGGCTGATCACGTTAGGCAGCAAATCAGGGAACGGGTAGCCACAACGGTCACAGGATTGGCTACAACGGGATCTAATGTTTTTCAGTCTAGGGTCTATCCGTTATCTGATAGCAATATGCCAGCTTTGTTGGTTTATTCGACAAGCGAAGATTCAGCAACTGACATCATGGGGCCGTCTTTAGTGACGAATCGTGAACTGTCTGTAGTCGTTGAAGGCTACGTCAAAGCCACAACAGACTTTGACGATGTGGTTGATGATATCTGCAAGGAAGTAGAGGTAGCTTTAGGTGCTGATAGGACGATAAACGGTCTGGCAAAGTTCGCGTATTTATCAGGAACTGAAATTAGTTATAACGGTGAAGGCGAACAACCTATTGGTGTCGTATCCTTGACTTATCTAGTACAATATAGGACTGCTGTTGACAGTCCAGATGTACCTTTATAGGAGCCAGAAATGGAACTAAAAAGCCCAGATGGAAGTGTGACGGTTGATGCTCATCCGTCTAAAGTGGAATCAATGCTGGCTAAAGGTTGGAAGCCAGCTAAAGAAAAGAAATCAGCTAAGAAAGCTGATAAAGAAATTCATGATAAGGAGTCTGAATAATGGCTACACATATAGGCAGAGATGGAGTTATCAAAGTCGGCAGCAATTCAGTTGCTGAACTTCGATCATTTTCTATCGATGAGACGGGTGATACTGTCGAAGATACAGTGATGACTGATACTGCTAGAAGTTACATTTCTACGCTCACATCTTTCACTGGTTCGGCTGATGTTTACTGGGACGAGACTAATACGACAGGCCAAGGTGCCTTGACTGTTGGCGCATCAGTGACTATTGGCTTCTACCCAGAAGGTGAAGCATCTGGTGATACTTACTACAGCGGGGCTTGTATTGTCACCGGAGTAAGTCGATCAGCATCTTTCGATGGGATGGTTGAAGCATCAATTACGCTTCAAGGATCAGGTGCCTTAACAGCCGCTACTGTTTAATGGGTATCTTAGAAAAAGCCAAAGAACACTATCAGGGTGTCTTGGCTAGTGATCCTAAGCCGATTGAAATACCTGAATGGGGTGGGCGTTATTTTGTGCGCCCACAGATTTCCGTCAAGAAGAAAATGGAAATCCAACAGAAGCTGACATCCGAAAAGATGGATGAAGGTTTAGCGTTGACCCTGATCTACTATCTGGTAGATGATAACGGTGATCCTTGTTTTAAAAAGCTGGAACTGGTCGAAATAGTTAGATCAGTTGATCCTGACGTTTTGATCAGGGTAGCTGGCGAGATTGCAGAGATGCAACCAAAGGATGAGGATCTGGAAAAAAACTGACAGACGATCATGCCCTACTGTTCTGTTATCAATTAGCGGAGCATCTTCACAAGACAGTTGAAGAAGTATTAGAGATGGGCGTGGTCGAATTTCAGGGTTGGATCGCATACTTTGAGGTGAAAAACCGTGGCTCGTGATGTAAAACTACAGATAACAGCGCAAGATAAAACAGCCGCTGCATTCAATTCCCTTAACAAGAAGTTAGGCGGTCTCAATAAGTCAATCGGTGCATCAGTCACCAAGATCGCAAAGATCGGCGCAGCGTTTGCTACTGCTGGGGTTGCCGCTGGTGTAGCTTTAACCAAAGCATCAATGACATCGGTGGACGCTCTTGCAAAGACTTCTGATCGGTTAGGTATAGCCACAGAAAAATTAGCTGGTCTTCAACACGCTGCAAGTCTTGCGGGTGTAGAAAATAGAACTCTAGAAAAATCACTTCAGAATCTAGCTGTTGGAGTTAGTGACGCTGCTGATGGTACAGGTGTCGCTAAAGATGCTTTGATTGAGCTAGGTTTAAGCGCTGGCATTCTTGAACAAATGTCTATTGATGATCAGCTTAGTATCGTGGCTGACGCGATGCAAGGTGTCAAGAATCAAGCTGATAAGGTCAGAATTGCAACAGAACTTTTTGGGGCGCGAGGCGTTACCGTTCTGAACATGATTGGAGCAGGTTCAGAGAATCTTGATAAGGCAGCGCAGGAAGCAGAACATTTAGGGATTGCCGTTTCAAGGATTGATGCTGCCAAGATCGAAGCCGCCAATGACGCAGTCACAACGGCAAAAAGTGTTTTTACCGGTTTAGGTAATCAGCTCGCTACAGCATTCAGTCCAATAATCACAGAAATAGCCACGGGCTTTCATCAATCTGCACTTGATACTGAAGGCTTTGGTAATATCGGGCAAGACGTAGCCGCTGCTTTAGTGTCAGGATTTGGGACTTTCCTTGATACCTTGCAGATGATCAAACACGGAATTATGGCGGTCGAGCTGATTGCCTTAAAAGCCAAGAAAAGTTTTCAAGATGTTTTTGAGCCTTCAGCGGCTATGTCTGAATTTGTTAAGCAAGAAAAGCAAATGCGAATCGCTCTGATGAAAGGCGAAATGAGTCAAAGAGAATTTACTCTTTGGCAGATTGACGCTCAGAAAAGATTAGCTGATGGGACTTTTATTGCAAACGGTGCGATTCAAGAAGGCGCACAAGAAACGCAAACAGCGATTGACGCTTTAGTCAAAGAGATGGCAGATCTGACTTCGCAAGCACTGCCAAGCGACAAGATCGAGCTTCTTTATAATCGAATTATTGCGAAAGCCGAGGAAGCCGGAAAAGCAATTGCAGACAATAGTCCTGCAAAAATATTAGAAGATAGCGAAGGAGAAGGCGTTGAAACTGTTGTTAAAAAATTAACCTTCTTGGAAAAGACTGCCATAGAAGGCAGCAAACGACGAACAAAATTTGAATCTAAGTCAATGACTGAACAGACGAGCCATGTCTTAGGTGAATTAAGCAATCAGTTTTCAGGCATAGCGACAAACAATAAAAAGCTGTTTCAGTTAAACAAAGCGTTTCAAATTGCTAACGCAATTATGCAGACTTATCAAGGTGCTACGCTTGCAATGAGTTCTTATCCACCACCATTGAACTTTGTGATGGCGGCGGCAACTGTAGCTTCTGGTTTGGGACAGGTTGCACAGATTAAAGCACAATCTTTTGAAGGTGGCGGCTTTACTGGTAGAGGTGCAAGGGCTGGAGGATTAGATGGTAAAGGTGGGCAGATGGCTATGCTACACCCTAACGAATCCGTCATAGATCATACCAAAGGGCAAGCTGGCGGTATTACTATTATCAACAACATCGACGCAACAGGCGGAGCTGACGTAGATATGAAGATCAGAACCGCTGTGGAGCAAGGAAGCCAGCAAACAGTCGCTACCATACAGGATTTGATGCGTAGGAGGCGCTTTGTATGACAACGTATACATTTCCAAGCATAACGCCATCCTCTACTACTTTTGAGCTGGTAACGAATACAAGGACGTTTCAAAGTCCATTGACCAACGCGGTTCAGACTGTGGCTAGAAAAGGTTCGCTTTGGAAAGCATCGCTTCAGTTCAATAATCTTTCTGGAGATAATCGTGCAGTCATGCAAGCGTTCTTGACAAAGTTAAACGGTCAGGAGCATCGATTCTTTTTGCCTGATCATTCTTATACAAAACGAGGAGCAGCGGCGACAGTAACAGTCAATGCGGGTGCATTTGTGAATGGTACGATTTACGTCATCACAGTAGTCGGGACAACTGATTTCACGGCTATCGGTGCGTCAGCAAACACCGTCGGGGTCGTATTCACGGCAACCGGCTCGGGTTCTGGCACTGGTTCAGCGACTGCCAATAATTTATTCGTTGCGGGTGCTGGTCAGACTGGATCGACGTTAAATGTGGACAATGCTTCTCTGAATACGACAAATTATCTTCGTGCTGGCGATTACGTTGCTTTCAACAATGAGCTTCACATGGTAACGGATGACGTGGATTCAACGGGTACGGGTACAGTGGCGATACCTATAGCGCCACCGATCAGAAAGCCAACTGATAATAATGACTTGGTTGATTTCCTATATCCGGTCTTAGGTGTGTTCATGCTTGCTGGATCTACGTCTTGGGACAACCAAGCAGGGATCATTTCGTCATTTACAGTTGAAGCGGTCGAGGACGTTCTAGCATGAGCCGTGGATTACCCGCAGAAGTAGCAACTGCGCTTGCCCAACCGCATGTCTCAATTGTTACGTTTGCCAAGTTGGAATTCCCGTCTGGTACGGTTTACGTCCACAACTCATTAGGAACGTATACTTGGGGATCTCAGGATTGGCTAGGTGTTGGTGATCTAGGTTCTATCTCTCAGGTCGAAGAAGGCCAAGACGTTAGCCCTTATGCCATTACGCTCACTTTGAGCGGTTTAGACGCCACAATTTCAGGTGCTGCACTTACCGAAGACTATTTTATGCACCCCGTAACGGTTTACTTGGGGGTCTTAGATTCAACTGATCAATTGATCGCTGATCCTACTCAGATCTGGGCAGGGTTCATGGATCAAATGAACTTGTCAGTCGGCGCAGATGGCGGTGATGCCATCCAATTGATTGCTGAATCTGAACTTTCAAGGTTTGATCAGTCTGCAAACCTAATGTACACGAATGCGGCTCAACAAGAAAAATCACCTACTGATCTATTCTTTAGTCATATTCATAAAGTAGAAGGTGCCAAAATTAACTGGGGGGCTAAGGCTTCAGGATCAGGCACAGACGGCACGATAGAAGACGATCAAACAAGATTGACGCGCCAAACTACAAGATAATGAAATTGCACGTCATGCAAGCCTTAAACAAATGGGAAAAGCGTAGTTTTGATTATGGTGACGCAGATTGTTGTCAGTTCGCAGGGTTTATCGTTAAAGAGCTGACTGGAAAGGATTATCTGACTGATTTCAACTATACTTCAGAAGACGAAGCGGAAGAAATAATCAAGTCAAACGGCGATTTAATCAAGACAGCTTCAACGGTTTTAGGTGAGCCAACTGATGAAGATTTGCCAGACGGGAGCCCTGTTTTGGTTGACTTGCCAGAAGGTTTGACGATGGGAATCAAGTTAGACGATTACGTTGTTTGCTTAGTTAAAAAGGGATTTACCAAGATTCCTGAACATTTAATCATTTCGGGTTGGAAGTTATGCCACAAGCAGTAGTAGCAGCTTTTTTCGCTATAGGTAAAGTCTTTGTCGGCACAGGTTTAACGGCTGCTTTTTTAGGCGTTAAAGGTGTCGCTATTTTGGGCGCCGCGATAGTTGCTGGATCGGTTGTTGTTGCTAAAAAGCTATTTGCAATTGATCTGCCTAAAGTCGATACAGATTCTTCACGTCAGCAGACAGTTCGAAGCACCATAGAAGCGCAGAAGGTTATTTATGGCGAAGCGTTAGTCTCAGGGCCAATTTCCTACATAGGATTAAAAGGCACTAATAACGAAGACCTTTATCAAGTTATCAGTTTAGCGGGACATGAAGTCGAAGCGATCACTGACATTCACTTTGACAATCAAGTTATAACCAATGCCGCAATCAACAGCGGGAACGCTAATGGCGGAGCAGTTGGATCTGGCATTTTTAGTGGTTATGCAACAATCAACAAGCATTTAGGGCTTGCCACAGAAACCGCAGATCCCTTGCTCGTCGCGGCTTTTACTGATTACACATCAGCGCATCGTGGTGACGGTTTAGCGTACTTAGCGATGAAATGGGTCCTTAACGAAGATTCGGCTGAAACTTGGAACAAATACTCACCGCAAAACGTCAAGGCTATTGTCAAAGGAAAGAAAGTTTATGACCCACGGTTAGATGTAGCGGCTGGCAATGATGCTGGTGACAATCCGACAAACGCTTCATACATTGAGTATCAAACCAATCCAGTTAATTGTCTTATTGACTATCTCATAAATACCGATTATGGGATGGGCATAGCGGCAGATAAGATTGATTGGGCCGCAGCAGTAACTGCGGCAGACGGGTGTGATGTTTCTGTTTCTGTTCCGAATGGCACCGAATCTAGATTTACTTGTAACGGTGTGATCTTTGCAACAGATAGCCACAAGAAGAACATCTCTAAAATTCTAAGCTCAATGAACGGAACATTGGTTTATTCTAATGGCAAGTATGTCATCAAGGCTGGCATTTATTACGCTCCGACTGAGACGCTTAATGAAGACGATCTGACAGGCGCAATATCAATTAAGACATCCTTTGAGCGTTCTGATCGATTCAACACGATTAAAGGGATTTTTATTGATCCTTTGCAGAATCATAAGTCTAGTGAATTTCCACCGGTACAGCTTGCTGATGCGGTAACAAGAGACAATGGTGAAGTCCTAGAAAAAGAAATCGCGCTGAACATGACCAACACGTCTTTCATGGCGCAACGAATATCTAACAAGCTGGTCCAGCTTACAGATCAACAAAAGATTGTTAACTTCCCTGCGAACCTATCCGCAATGCGAATCACGGTAGGTGATCGGGTACAAGTATCGGTTGATGAATTAAGCTGGACAAATAAAGTATTTGAGTGCGTAGCTTGGACGTTTTCTGATGAAGGCGGTGTTAATCTCACGCTTAGAGAAGATTCTATCACGTCCTATGCTGATCCATTGTCTGGCGCTTACTCTACCATATCTGCGACTGGAGATATTGCAGACGGCTTCAGGGGCGTTCCTAGTCCGTCAGGTTTGAGCGTTACAGCAGGGCTAAAAAACAACGAACTTAACTGGGTTAATCCACCAAACCCTTCTGACTATCAGACGATCTTTGTATACGCTTCGCCGAATGGTAACTTCAGTTCTGCGGTTAAGATTGGTGAGACTGACGGGACTCAGTTTATACACGATGCGTCAAACGCGGCTGATTCAGTATCTCCAGCAGACGTCAGGTATTACTGGGTTCGCGCTGTTAGATTTAAAGGCACGTCAGCAGAAGCGCAGTCAAACTTAGAACCTAATGCCGATCCAAACACAACGGTGTTCGCCACAGTCGGACGAGTTAATTGGGATGATGTTTCTGGTTCTACCAATGCACCAGCGGATAACGCAACCGTAGGCGCACAGATATCCGTCAATCTTTACGATACTGACGGTTCTACGGTGATGAGCCAAGCTGACGTGAAGAACTCAGTATTGGCGCAAGAAATCCTACAGGTCGAAGTCGAGGCTGGCGAAGTCTTAGATTTAGAGACTGGAGCTGACGTTGACATACAGAACTTAGGTGATGTGGCAATCTTCGTTAGCGATAGCAACGTCACGCTTAACAGCTCCATTAGCACTGTTGCGTCTAACTTATCAGCGCTTGAAGATACTATCGTCGATTTGACCAGCGGCGTTTCCGATATATATATCCAAGGAACGCAACCAGTCGCCGGTCAGGGTGGCATACCTAACCCGATTCCTACTTTTAGTCGCTGGTACGATAGCTCAAATTCTAATCACCCCTATTATTGGACTGGAAGCGCTTGGCAATCGCTAAAAGACGCGGATATTGAAGCAAACTCGGCGGCGATTACAAACTTAACGTCGAATCTTGCCACAACAAACACTAACGTCACCGCCAATTCAACCGCTATAACCGCGCTTGACACGTTGACGATAGCGCAAGGCAATTCAATCACAAGTCTTAACAGCGCCACAACCGCGCTTGAGTCTACAGTCAACAATGCGTCCACCGGAGTCGCCGCGAACGCCTCTGCGGTTTCATCACTTACCACGCGAGTAACAAACACCGAAAACGCAACCACCGTTAATTCCAACAACATAACGACACTGACCTCGGACCTTGATCAAGCCGAAACAGATATTGCGACAAAGGCATCATCGACAGCTTTGAATGCGCTGACTACGCGAGTAACAGCGGCAGAAGGATCAATCACTACGCAATCAACGGACATTACGGCGCTAGAATCAACTGTTGATGATAGCTCCACTGGGGTCGCTGCAAACGCTTTGGGGCTTTCAGCACTGACGACTCGAGTCACAACGGCTGAAGGCGCTATCACAACTAACTCATCGGCTGTTACGACATTAGACGCGACTTACACAGAAGACTTAACTTTCAGGACTAAGGCCGAAGATGAAAACGATGATCCTATTGATTTGGAAACATCTGGAACAGTAGATTTAAATGAGCTGACTGATTTTGTATCTGGATCATCTGGTGCAATCCAAGCTCTTACCGTCAGAACTACTTTGTCAGAAGACGATATCGTTACTCAAGCAGGGCAAATCACTGCGCTTCAATCTACAGTCAACGATCCGACAAACGGCGTTAATGCAACTGCAACAGCCTTAGATTCACTGACAACAGAAGTCAGCGTGATTGACGGTGTTGTTACTTCAACATCGCAAAGTCTGTCTGCGTTATCGACAACGGTCGGCGAAAACACGGCATCAATTTCAACACAATCAACTTCAATCGACGGCGTAGAGGCTAACTACTCAGTCAAGATCGACAACAATAACCGGATCACTGGGTTTGGTTTATTGTCTACGACTTCAGGATCAACACCGTTTTCTGAATTTGCAGTGGTCGCTGATCAGTTTTCAATCGTTGATCCAGCGTCAACTTCTGACACACCGCTTCAGCCTTTTACAGTTACAGCTTCCAAGATTGTCATGGGGACAGACGTACAAATTGACGGTGGATTAGTCGTCAGCGGGACAATAAAGGCAGATCGTCTATCCTTGAATGGAACCATGTTCACCACCGAAACCGTAGGCAGTAACGTTAATCTGGTAATAGCAAACGGCGGTGTTGATACTACCCAAGTCGCAGATAACGCCGTAACTCTGGACAAGATAGCAGACACGCTGCAATCGACTGATTATTCGGCAGGATCTGCCGGTTGGAAACTAACCACAGATGGCACGTTTGAGGCTGGAGATGGGACGTTCAGAGGCAACATAACTTCTACATCAGGAACCATTGGTGGATTTACACTAGGTGCAACAAGTCTGATTGCGGGGGATGGGACTTCTAGGGTTTCACTGTCAACTGCTGACGGTATTTCATTGGGGAATAATACCTTTGCCAATGCGCCGTTCAGAGTAACGCCAGCAGGGGCTTTGACAGCTACTAGCGCGACTATAAGTGGTGCCATAACCGCTACTAGCGGGTCATTTACTGGCGCGGTTAGTGTTGGGACTACTGGTAATTTTTACGGAGGCACATCGACAGCATTTAATACTGGCAAAGGGTTTTTCTTAGGCTATGACACTGATGCTTACAAGTTAAGCATAGGTGATGCGTCTAGTGGGAAATCTTTAACATGGGATGGTGACACATTAAATGTAGCAGCAAATGCGGTTAGTTTTACTACCGGCGGCGAACCAAGTTACAACTCAAATTCTAAGGTTCCGGTTGCTGTCAGGAGTTCGGTTTTAGATCTGACGAGTAACACTGACTATGTTTTCTTTGCGAATGACTTTGATCAAAACCTTACGTTGTACGCTTCGTTCTATGCTGGACCTTTGACTTCGGGGACTATATCGGGCGAGACAAATGCACAGAACGCGATCATGTCGCAATTGTCGTTGCAAATTCAATATGCGGCAAATGTGGGTGGTAGCCCAAGCACTTGGGTCAACTTTGGTTCAGCAGCTTTATCCAGCAAGAAATTCACTGCTGGGCAGTTAAATAGCAATTACTACGTCAAAGTGACTGACTTAGGAAGCGGTAACTATCGCGCAGACTTGGCGACAGCCTCGCAAGCAGCAACAGACTTCACTGGCTTAGGGCATTCTGATTATGCCTATGGGATAACTGACGAAGACTACTACATGACTGAACAGGTCACGGTCTATGGATTTCCTAAAGGTGAGTATTTCGTTAGGGTAGTTGTAGCAGTCACGGACGGAACTTACAGCCCATATCCCGCAACGGGCAGTCCTGCACTGACTAATCCTAGAAGATTATCAATTAATAACGCATTGACGTATACCGATTCAGACCACGGTCTGTCATCGGTTGCAAAAGGTAATCCACAGACTTATTTCACTAAATTGTATAACAACACACTGATTGACGGCGGCAGTCTGACGATAGCGGTCAACGAAGAAAATCCTACTGGCAACAGATACGGCGGTATCTTCATAGCCGGTCGAGGCGAGACAACTGATCCAAACTCAATACAGCCTTTAGGCGGGATATATTTCTACAACGGGGTGGACGATCTAGGTTCTGGCGCTGGGGATGTTGGAAGCCCTAATCACGGAATAACTGTACCAAAATCCGGTGACAGTTTAGATATAGAAGCGGCTGGAAATGGCATTAAGTTTAATGGCGGCTATGGCAGCACTGGCGCGACGATTGACACCAATGGAAACTACTTCGCAGACGGAAATATCACTATTTCGGGAACCGTCACCCAAGGGTCTGACATCCGACTGAAGTCTGATGTTGAAACGATAGATGGAAGCAAAGTATTTGACATGCGCGGCGTTAGTTTTACTAAGGCAGGAGAAAAGGGCGCGGGTGTTATAGCTCAAGAGTTGCAGGAAGTCGCACCCGAATTAGTCAAAGAAAACGAAGACGGAATGTTATCAGTCGCTTACGGTGACATCGTTGGCTATTTGATTGAAGCAGTCAAAGATTTGAAGGCTGAGATAGAACAGTTAAAGAAATTGCCGTAAAATAGAACAATAGGAGTTTACCATGTCAAAAATCAGTGAGTTAAGTGACGGCGGAAGCCTGTTACCCACAGATGATCTTATCGTCGTTCGATCAGGCGGAAACGTGCGCGTTAAGGCAGATACTGTAAATGTTGATCAGATCCGTTTGGGCGATAATGAGCAGATTCAGTTAGGTAATTCGCAGGATCTAACTTTAGTCCAT